ACCAGCAACCGCCAATGACTCTATTTCTTTCTTTACATCAGTTAATGCTACAACTGTGTTATAAATAGTTTCTCGTAGCTCTTTTTGATGCGAGCCTGTTTGGCTCCACGCCGCCATGTACTTTTCTTTAACTTTTTCAAAAATTAAATTATAAGCTTTATTGCTTATTATCATTTTTGCATGGGCGCCTAACTCTATTTTATCCATTTGACCTCCGCTTTATGAATTAATTACCAATTTTTGTAGGTTTGCCTGTTTGTACTTCTAATGCAATTTCTGCTTTATCTTTAGCAACCATATGCTCAAATTTGGCTCTGTCAAGCTCCATATCCGCTTGCTTTTTCTGAATATCTGCCATTTGCTTTTGTAAAGTTAGCATAAGCTTTTGTTGCTCTACTTCGTGCTCTTTTTGAGCTTCAGCACTTGCCGCTTGCTGTTGTTGAGCTACAGCCTGTGCCTGCTGTTGGCCTTGAGGTGTTGATGGATCAACAATAAAGTCAGTCCAATTTTCAATACCAATTGAGTCCATTAGCTGCTTAGCAATATTAAATCCCGAAGCGGGATTAATAATACTTTTAGTTTCAGGAGTTTGGTATAGCATTGGCATAACTTGCGTAGCTAGCATCATCATATTTTCTTGAGTATTAGCTTTGCTATTAGGCCCTACATCTATATCAACTGTGCAATGTTCAATAGGCATCATGTCTTTAGGTGTAACACCGTAATATGAAAAGTCTTTCATAATAGCATCTGCGTTATCTAATATTAAGCTATAAACCCCTTTGCATAAGTCTTTAAACCCGGTTTCGGCAAATCTACGCGCTACGTAAGCAATACGCTTTTGAGAAGCTGCCTGTACTTGCGCAACTTTGCCGGCTGAGTTTCCAGAATCAAATAATTTTTCATTAACGCCTTGAGCAGCACGCGTCATGCCACTAGCTTGCTCTTTTTCATTATTCATAAACTCTAATAATGAAAACGTAGAGGGTGACAGAGAATCCGGGGTAATCGGTTGCACCGCTGCAACAGGACTACCATTAGTAGGAATAATCTGGTGAGGTTCGGGACTCTGAAGCGCACGGAAATCTACCGTGTTGGGATCTGCAAGCACTCGACCATAATTTGTCAAGTATACATTTTCTACCATGCCTCGAGTAATAGCCGTTTTAATCTCTGTAGCTGATCGAGTTACATCCGCTATGGACAACCCGTAAAAGGCATGCGGAATCTCAATGGGATTTAAATTAGCGAGGGGTACGCTATCTGCGTATTCCTCTAATAAAATCTCGTCACCGGCCACTATAAACCTTTTCAACTCAGCGATACCATCGCCATCTCTGTCAATCTTCATCCAGACTTCGTTAACAGTAATTTCTCTGTTAGCTGCGCCTAAAATATCGTCTTCTTCGCCTACCCAAACATTATTTATTGATTGTCTGTTAGCGTTTTCTCCATAATTGCCTTTTAGCCCCGCAAAACTTTCTGAGCCTTCCGTTGCTAAGTCATCTGATACATCAAAGCCTTGAGCACGAAGATCAGATAAAGATACTTCAGTTTGAATTCCTACAAATGTAGAATTTGCTATTGATGTAGCTGTCCTGTTAATCATAAATGACTCAGGAGGAATATTTTCTAGCTCTATTTTAGATGTGTCTATTTTTCTTCTAATTTTAGCTAATTCGTAGTATTCAACCTCTTCACCTTCGATTATTTCTGACGCTGTTATTAGCTCAATAATCTCTACATCATCTTCAGCGGTTATAACATCTAGCTGAGTTGATGTTAAATTTTCGTATTCTTCTACTTTGTATTCAAAAGACTCAACCCATTTCCAACGAATGGTAGCATTTTTAAATAGCAAAGCACTTTTAATCCATGTATTTAATTCTACCCAGCCATTATTTTTAACAAAAATACAATGATTAGTAATATCAGAAGCTATACCGGCAGCTTTTGACTGCGTTGGGTCCATCGGGTTAAATTTAGCTACTCTACCGTTGCTTAGCATTAACTCTGAAATAACCGCTAAGTATGAGTCTACAATTTCTACAGTATCTGAAGACACAACCCTAGAAACACCCATTGGCTCTAATCGGCCTTTTGGTTGTTGGGTATAGTAATCAATAGCTTCTTCTCTAGCCTCTGATATTTCAGATCCATCGGAAAATGAGCCTACTGACTGATGAATTGCGTCATTAATTAGACCTGTTAGCTCTTCATCTGTTACTTTATTAATATTTTTCGACATAATGTCTCCTAAATCCAATTGTTATTAGTTTCTGGCAAATACATATTGCCAAATCCTACTCTATCATTTGTTAACTTATCAATATGCGTCCGATAGACTTCGCAAGCAATAGCTAAAGCCATTACTGAGTCATCAAAACATCCGGGGCTTGCGCCAGTTGCGCCTTTATCGTCAGACAAATAATCTTTTAGTTCTTGGATAATCACCGAAGATTTAATATCTAATTCTTCTTCAAATAGCCAATTTTTTAAGTTGCCTATAATAGCCGGTTTGGATGCGCTAGTTGTTCTAAAGCCTAGCCTTATTCCTTCCTCATTCGATATGTTAGCAATTTTTGTTTGAAAGTACATATTAACATAAGTCATGTCTTTCAGTTTCTGAAGAGTAGCTATACCCATTGAATTAGATTCAACAGCCAAAAGTGCATTATTAAAATATCGCCCTAAATAAAATAATTCTTTGCCAAAAGCAGAAGGATCTATTTTATTATTACGGTATAAACCAACAACTTCTCTAAATGAGTTCATAACTACAGCGGTACTGTAGTCTTGCCCTACTCCAAGGGCAACGTCGGCGCCAATAATATACTTCTCTTGGAAACTAGGGGCTTCCCATATTTCAAGGTGTCCTTCTCTCTGCTCATCCCAGGACATCATTTTAGGATTAAAACTTCTTATACTTGTGGCAGATTCAATTTTCAATTTTTCAATTTTTTCAATATCAAATACATTTGCGCCTGATACTTGAAACGCCTCTTCGGAGGTTGCGGGGTATTCTTGGGCAAATTTTGTTGCACCCGACTCGCCAATTTTCATTCGTCTCCAATAAAGTTGATCATTAGTTAAATTATATAATTCAGCTAATGCTTCTTCTTCTTTGGTTTTTACAAAATCTTTTGGCGATTTCATAGTATACTCTAATGTCATATACCACGGCAAAAATACGGGAACATAATCATTTAGGCCTTGCTCTGCTTTTTTCCACATTTCGTAAAAAGAGCCCGAAGCGCCATTAGCTGTAGATTCCAAAATTATTTCAGTGCCATCAGCGCTAGAAACGCCTTGAAATAACCCAGCTAGAATTTTTTCTTGATTTTGCCAAAACGCCACTTCTGAACAATGCAAAATTGTTGGCGTAGTGCCTCGCCCCGCTTCAGGGGAGCCTGCAGTATACAATCTAAAACCCGAATCGTTATGAGCAAACTTAATTTCTTTTGCATTGGATTTAACTAACTCAGGAGCTGTGTCTTTTGGCATTCTTTCAATAAACTGCTTACTCATTGTAAACAAAGCGTCTGAAGTTGCGCTGTCATGCGCAAGTACTACTGACCTGGTAAAAGGGGTATATAAAGTTTTCCAAAAGACCCTTCCAGCGGTATATGTAGATATACCTTGCTGGCGAGCTTTTAGTATTAGCACCCTCACTCTTCCTTTTTCTTTTAACTGATTTTCAACAGCATTATGTATTTTTTGTTGAGCTTCGTTAAATTTAAATGGAATATAGCCTTGAGCAGCATCTTTTGTTATAATTTTTAACCTGTCCTCTGAAAATTTTTTAAAGTCATTTTTGTACTCTAAATCTTTTTTCTTTTTAGCAAGAGCCTTGCGTATTTCAATTTCTTTTGCTAACTTTAATTTGTATTCTCTACTATCTTTATCCATAAGGACCCTCCAGTTCATATGATAATAGCTTTAAATTAGGTGGTTGGTTACTTAGGCTGATGCCAACCGTCACCGTTCGGAGGGACCTAAGTTTTTATAAAAATTATTTTTATCTCCACTTTCATTTTGTGTTATTTGGATAATTCGTTCGTTATGTCTTTATCAAGCAACTTCCAAATGATTCCAGCAGCAATTAAGCCTGCTAAACCTGCGTTGCCTAAAGTCCAAACTATATCAAGAATAGAACCAATTACATTTCCAGTTAAGAAGGCAACCTTCTGACCAAAAATAATCTGCAATACAATTGATAAGCTGATTAACTTGATGCCAACATCTATTGCGCCATCAGCTGCGTTTTTTATTTTTTCTAACATATTAACTCCTTTTGATTAAAAAATCCTCCGGTCTAGTCTCCTAACCCCCGAGTTTTGCTTATTTAAAAAATTCTACAGTAACGTGCGCTAGCCCTGTAGCGTTTAACTTAATTGTGGGCACTGATCTAATATACTTAACGCCTGGGTTAAGAACAGAAACAGATGCGGCAGAAGCTGCAGAATTACCTGGTACGGCTACTGTAGACCCATCAAATGTAGCATAAAAATTTGCATCAGAAGTAAATTTAGCAAATTGAGCCCCTGCAGGAACAGTAATTGATTGCTCAGCCGGTGATGCTGGAATTACCACACTCCACGCTGAATCAGTTGCAGGTGTTACTTCTGGGTATGCGCCTGAGGCTACGTCAGTTAAAAGTAATTTAGTCATTTTTTGTCTCCAAAATATTTATTGTAAAAGGGTGCTAGTTGCTTTCTAAATGCAAAAGCTACCACCGCTGCGAATATAATAAAACCTATCGCGTTTTCCATGTTATGCTCCTAAATGTTTAAAAAATCGTTTAAAGTATTCTGGATCATCGTCTCTTGATTTGTCCGAACCTTCTCCCCATCTCCAATACCTAATCATATTTTCAAGGGGGTTATCTGTTGTTTTAGCTTTAGCCCATAAATCGTTCATAATTGCTTTAGATAATTTTGAATAGTTTTCATAATCTGCCTCGGTAGTTAAACCTCCTTTCCCGCCATAATCATAGTCAGGATTAAAATGAGGTATTTTACCTTTATTATTGCCATGCTCGGCAAATTTTCTAGCATTCATTAAGTATCTATTAGCAAAATCTTTATCTTCAATTATTTCTGGTTTATTTAATAAATAATTTTTTACTAAATTTCCAGTTAATTGCACAGGGCCAAATGCAGTTGATCCGCCTTCTGCTTCCCTAAATGTAGTTCTTATCCAGGGATTATCAAAGGCTTCAGTTTCTGCTCCACTAAAAGCTTTATATAAATTATCTATTCCCATATTATCTTCTGGAGGATTAGACAATACACCGGGGGTAGCCCCCACTTTTGATAGTATTGCCATAAAAACTCCTAGTATTAATATGTTAATTTTTTTCATTTTACAAGCTTTAGTATTTTTTCACTGTATACATGAAGTACACCGCGATCGTCTTCAACAACCAATCTTACTGCGCCGCTTAACTTTTCAAACACTGAAACTACATGGCCTACAAATGTATAGTCGCCGCCCACTTTTTCTACCAAATCTCCTATTTTATACATATTTTCCTTTATTTTTTTATTTTTTCAAAATTGCTACCTTCTACCTGAGCATTAACCTCAGGAGGGTCTAAGTCATTTGGATCTATTTCAGTAACATCCGCTAATTCAGCTTCTAATTCTTCAATAGTCATTTCAGACACTTGAGTAACCCGTGAATCTACCTCTTGCCTAATCTTTTTGCCTTCAGAATATTCTCTTTCTTCAGCAACAGCTTTGTACGCTCGATCGTATTTAGTCATATCAGTAGGATCATTAGCATAAATAGCAAAAGCAGTATTTTTTAATGCTTCAAACATTTCTGTATTATCTAAAGATTCTACTAATGCAGCCAATTCAGGGTCTTCTTGCATCCATTTCATAACTTGCAAATCTCTTTTTAGTTTACCTTTTGCCCCTAAAGCCCCAGTGGGTCTACCCTTTGGGTTTCCGCTTTGTCCGGGCTTCCAGGATTTTAAATTTTCTACGCCCTTATGGGGCTTACCATTCCTTCTATCTAATGGCACTTTTTTGGTATTTGACATAATTACCTCCTGTATATGCAAATGCTTAATTTAAGCAATTTCAATAGTACGTGGCTTCTTTTCATCTGGAATATTTTGTTCCAATGTAACTACCAAAATACCATTATCTAATTTTGACGATGTTACTTCTACATAATCAGCTAAACTAAACTCTCTTTTAAAGCTTCTAGTCCCAATTCCTTTGTATAAATATTCAATATCTTCTTGGCTGTCTTCCTTTTCAGCACTAATTGAAAGTGCGTTACCGTCTTGTTGCACTTTTATTTCATCTTTACCAAAGCCTGCTACCGCTAAACTAATTGTATAGCTACTGTCGCTTTCCTTTACAATATTATAAGGGGGGTAGCTGCCAGCATTAGAATGAATGCCATTTACCATTTCATTAAATATACTGTCAAACCCTATTGTACTTTTATAAAAATCTGGAAGATTTAATTTTGTTACTCTTGTCATGTGTTTTCTCCTTTATTAAGCAAGATTATTAGAACCCTATCGGCATTCTAGTTATTATTTGTGGGTATCTCCCCACGGGGTAGCCATACAGGCCACAGAGGTTACCTCTATCCATTCTAAAGATACTAGGTATCCTAAAAGGGTAAGGGGTTACCATAATATCATAGTGGATTATAGTGGATCCTCAATGTATCCTTAGTATATTAGCTTAACTCTTTAAACCACCCCTTACCCTTCCAGTGTTACCTTAGCGTATCTGTATCAAAGATATATCTTTATGGTAGATATAAACCAAACTGGGTCAATTATGTCCCCAGTAGCTGAGTTTAGGCTAAATACGTTGTTACTTTACATATAGTGATACTTAATTAGACCACTTTTTTATATAAGC